TGTACCGCTGTCTTTACTACACATAGAAGAACTATTGCAGGATAAAAAATCTTGCATAGTAAATACTGTACACGACAGTATAGTTATTGATGTTCATCCTGAAGAAGAGGACAAGGTAATCAAGGTTATAGAGGATACTAATAATGTATTGACTGAACTAATTAACACACGTTGGAATATAAAGTTTAATGTTCCTCTACTTTTAGAGTCAAAAATCGGCCCGAATTGGCTTGACACTAAAGACGTGGCGTGATATAACTATGGCTTATTCGCAGAAAACAAAGGAGAAATGTATGACACAATTAATGACAATAGACACAAACAATTATGCAGCTATGGCAAAGGCTATGGGTACTGCAAACGAGACTACAGGTTCAGCTAAGTCTAGTCAGTTAGCTAGACTACGCATTCATCACTCGCCCATTATGGGTACTGCTGAAGTTAACGGCAAGAATGTTAACGTAGAAGTAATTGAGGGTGGAGCATACAAGCTAGAGATTCCAGATGGCCCGACTTACTACGCCTCTGGTATTAAGATGCGTCCATTCCTACAACGCTTTATGTATAAGCGTTACGTTATGGGTGATGCTAAGACACCTAATCGTTTCATCAAGAGTTTGATGACGGATGACAGCAAGATGGAATATGATCTGAAAGATAATGATGGTGGCTTTAACTGTGGTAAACCTGCAGGTTACATCAAAGACTTTAAGGCATTGCCTGAGAAGATGCAGGACTTGATTAAGCAGATCAAACGTGTACGTGTTGTACAGGGTGTTGTTGAGTTGGTTAATCCTACCGATGATAAAGGAGAGAAAGTAGATGTTGAACCTACGCCTTTTATTTGGGAGATTGATAACCGTGATGCTTTCAAGGAGATTGGAAACAGCTTTGCTTCATTGGCTAAGATGCAGCGGTTGCCGCCTCAACACATCATCTCTGCTAATACAGCAGAGCGTAAGATACCAACTGGTGCATCTTACTACGTGCCTGTGGCATCCCTTGATGTATCCAATACTATTGACTTGACCCAAGAAGATCAGGTTTTGTTTGGTGACTTCATGGCTTGGATTGATAACTACAACAGTTACATCATCAACCAGTGGGCAGAGAAAGCTAACTCACGTATGGAAGACGATGACATTGATGTAGTTGATGGCCTTGTAAACATTGAGTTAGACGATGAGGATGCAGCATAATGAATCATCCTGCTGAACTAGCATTGCATCAGTACATGGAGAATGCTGTCAAAGGTGACAGCACTATCTCTGAGGACACCATTCAGCAAGTAGCTAATGATGTTGCTGATGCAATGCGCAGACAGTTTGGTAGTGGTAAAAAGAGGGGCGATTTCAGAATACGTATGTCTAATGTGGGTCGTCCCACTTGCCAACTCTGGTATGAAAAAAATAAACCAGAGACAGCGTTACCATTTCCAAATACATTTATGATGAACATGATGCTTGGAGACATCGTTGAAGCTGTCTTCAAAGGGGTTCTTAAAGAAGCGGGGATTAAGTATGAAGATTCTGAAACGGTTCACCTTAGTGTTGGTGACGATAGCATTCGTGGCTCATATGATATTGTCATTAACGATGCTGTCGATGATATTAAATCAGCTTCCGACTGGTCATATAGAAACAAATTTGAATCCTACGATACCCTTGCCAGTGGTGATGGTTTCGGATACATAGGACAGTTAGCTGGCTATGCAAAAGCATCAGGCAAGAAAGCTGGTGGTTGGTGGGTAGTCAACAAAGCTAATGGTGCATTTAAGTACGTACCTGCAACTGGCTTAGACATGAAAGAAGAAATAGCTAAAATAGAGAATACAGTAAAGACAGTAAAGGAGAATAAATTTGAAAAGTGTTTTCAACCAATACCAGAAAAGTTTAGAGGAAAAGAGACAGGCAATCAAATACTTAATCCTAGTTGCAAGTTTTGCTCTTATAGGTTTGATTGTTGGAGGGATTTAACAGAAAGAGCAGCAGTAAAATCACAGGCTAAGAACCCGCCTATAACCTCATATATTGGAGATGTCATTGCTGCATAAAGCAAGACGAATGGCAATAAAACATGGGTATCGTAGTGGGCTAGAACATAACATTTCAATTTATCTTGATACACATAAAGTTAAGTATGACTATGAGTGTGTTAAAATTGAGTGGGAAGACCTAGCCTACCGTACCTACACGCCTGACTTTGTTTTAGCTAATGGTATTATAATAGAAACAAAAGGCAGGTTCATGGCGGCAGATAGACGTAAGCATATAGCCATAAAGAAACAACATCCCAAACTGGATATTCGGTTTGTGTTCACTAACAGTAAAGCTAAACTAAGTAAAGGGGCTAAGTCTTCGTATGCAGATTGGTGCATCAAATATGGATTCAGATACTATGATCGCATCATTCCAGAAGATTGGCTAAAAGAAAAGGGTAAGAATAAACACCCAAAGTTTATAAAGTTTAGCGGCACTAAAGTAAAAAGGAGATAGCTTATGGATATAGAATATTTAAAGAAACAAATAGAAGATGAAGACTTTGTTATACGCATCAGACCATTTGCAGATGATGATGGTAAATGGAGTGGTGAAGTAGATATATCTATAATGGCATTTCCTGAAAATCCATTAGATGATGATGACTATGGGCAACTTATGCATTTTTCTAAAATGATGTGTGCTTCGGTTCCCGTCATGGAAGAAGTACCAGAACTTCGTAGTATTGTAAACGAATATGTATTAAATGTTATTGACAACGAGATGGATATTACTGTAGAACTAGAAGAAGAAATGGGTGTAGAGAAAACATATGATGGCAACGTAATACACCTTAACTTTAACACAAAGACTGGAGGTTCAGCATGAGACACGATTCATTTATGAAGAAGATGGCAGAGGCAGAGAGGGCGGGTAAAGAGGCGTATGGTAACATGGATATGGTCAACAGCCCACCACACTACAACCAAACAGGTATTGAATGCATACATGCCATCTCTGCTGCCACTGACGAGGGATTTAAATATTATCTACAGGGTAACATTATGAAATACCTTTGGAGATTTGACTATAAGGATAAACCCATAGAAGATTTACAAAAGGCTAAATGGTACTTGGATAAATTAATTGAAGAGGTGATGGCTGATGGCAAGAGTTAAACTATTCATTACCATAGACGTAGATGAAGAAGAATATCCTATACCTGCCGATGGACAGGTTGGAGAAGAAATAGAAGATGGTATACGTGAGTACTTCTACGATGTAGACGGTGCTGATATCAAAACAATTAGAACTATTATGGAGTGATGAAATGATAAGCAACCAATTACCAACTGACTACCAAAACTTTATTGCTCTTTCCCGATACGCAAGATGGAAAGAGGATGAGCAACGAAGGGAAACATGGAGTGAAACTGTATCAAGATATTTTGATTACATGTCTAAGCACTTGCAGGATAGCTGTAACTACATGCTGTCAGATTCACTAAGAGGTGAATTAGAAGATGCAGTATTATCGCAGCAGATAATGCCTAGCATGAGAGCCTTGATGACCTCTGGCCCAGCACTAGACCGCTGCCATGTAGGTGGGTACAACTGTTCTTATGTACCAGTAGATAACCCTCGTGCCTTTGATGAGACCATGTACATCCTCATGTGTGGTACTGGAGTAGGCTTTTCTGTGGAGAGGCACTGTGTGGAGAAGCTACCCACCGTAGCGGAAGACTTCCATCGCACAGATACCATTATCAAGGTTGGCGATAGCAGACCCGGCTGGGCTAAGTCACTCAAAGAGTTGATTGCTATGCTGTACATAGGACAGATACCAGCATGGGATATGTCTGAGGTACGTCCAGCAGGTGCAAGGCTCAAGACATTTGGTGGTAGAGCATCTGGGCCACAGCCATTGGTTGAGTTGTTTGAGTTTGTTGTGCAAAAGTTTAAGGGTGCAGCAGGTCGTAAACTCTACCCAATTGAATGCCATGACATCATGTGTAAGATAGGTGAGGTTGTAGTCGTTGGTGGTGTACGCCGTAGCGCATTGATTTCATTATCTAATCTTAATGATGACCAGATGGCTCATGCTAAGTCAGGTAAGTGGTGGGAGTATGAAGGGCAACGTGCGTTGGCTAACAACTCTGTAGCCTACAAGACTAAGCCTGAGATGGGTACGTTCATGCGTGAGTGGATGTCACTGTATGACAGCAAGTCAGGTGAGCGTGGTATCTTCAACAGGCAGTCAGCTATCAAGCAAGCTGCTAAGAATGGTAGACGTGAAACAGACCATGACTTCGGCTGCAATCCTTGCAGTGAGATAATCTTACGCCCATACCAGTTCTGTAATTTGTCAGAGGTAGTTGTGCGAGAGAGTGATACAGTAGACACACTCAAGGAAAAAGTACGCCTAGCTACTATTCTAGGTACGTTCCAATCTACACTAACTAACTTTAAATATCTGCGTAAGATATGGAAGGACAATACAGAGGAAGAAAGATTGTTGGGCGTGTCATTAACAGGTATCATGGACAATAATCTAACAGCTACGGCTGGTGACAAACTTGCTACAGTACTTGAGTTGCTGAAGGATACAGCAGTGCAGACTAACGCAGCTATGGCAAAGCAGCTTTTTATACCACAGTCTACCGCTGTCACGTGTGTAAAGCCTAGCGGCACTGTGTCACAGCTTACTGATGCAGCATCAGGTATCCATGCACGGCATAACCCATTCTACATTCGTACTGTGCGTGGCGATAACAAAGACCCACTAACACAGTTCCTTATGTCACAGGGTATACCAGCAGAGGCAGACGTAATGAAGCCTGATAGCACAACAGTATTCAGCTTCCCAATGAAGTCACCTCACGGGGCAGTCACTAGGATGCAGATGAATGCTATTGAGCAGCTTGAGTTGTGGCTTACTTACCAACGTCACTTCTGTGAGCATAAGCCTAGCGTAACTATATCTGTTAAGGAAAACGAATGGATGCAGGTAGGCTCATGGGTGTATGACCACTTCGATGAGGTATCTGGTATCAGCTTCCTGCCATTCAGTGAGCATACATATCAGCAAGCACCCTATCAAGACATAGATGAAAAAGAATACAAAGAGTTCTTG